GTTTAATAAAATTAAAAAAGAATTTAGAAGTGAAAAACTCTTTATTTTATTTATCTTGAATTTTATGCTATTACGTTCCGATTATGATTTAGAAAATATATCATTTATGTAAAATGGATGATTTTTCGCCATTAAGTTTAGGTGAATCCAAGAATGAATGGTGTGCTCGGTTATTAAATATTTTAACCCCTGCTATCTCTCAAGGTGTGAAATCTATTTTTGATGAAGCGTGGAAAATTTGTATTGACAATAAAGAAAAAGATAAATATTTAATGACGTTTCAAAATTTTCTTACACGGGTGCCGAAGTGGAATACCAATATCATAGAAACCGAAAAAACCCGGATCGTAGAAACTTCCGGTTGTACTTATTTAGAAGAACTTATCACGTGCGTCCACGTGATTCAACTAAAAATTCTTACGTGTGTACGAGTGGGCAGCAAACAAAAAAAAATAGATATTAATGTACCATCGGTAAACGATTTCATTCATAAAATTTATATTCACGTAGCACGAAAAATATATATGAATATTTTTTTATTTGAAAAAAACATAGTGCCTTTACAAATTCAAGAAAATAATAGTAAAGTCGAAAACATTATTAAAGAGTGTATTTTAAATGCAATACGTGACAGTATCCCCGTAGAAGGGATTTTAAGAGCTTATATGGATGAAACGGAAGAACAAGATATAATAGTTAAAGAAGTAGTGGAACCTTTACCTGATGAGCCTGCCGCTCCTGCTAATGCTGCTCCTGCTAATGCTGCTCCTGCTAATGCTGCTCCTGCTAATGCTCACGCTAATGCCGTTATACCGAGTACCAAAGACATTGTGGAAGAATATAAAAAAACCACAGAGTTTAATGAAAAAATATCCTTTTCGGATAATGATTCGGTTATGGATGTAGCCGGCAATACAAGTATTGTAAATGCCCCGAAAGATGAAGAAAATTTAGCAGAATTAGAAAAAACACGGGCTTCGTTACAATCGAACGAAGATGACGATGATGATGATGAGGATAACGAACGCTTAACGATTGGAGGAAATATATCACTTGATATTATTGATATAAATAATTTAAATGCGCCTTCCATAGAATTAGCAGCACCTATATTGGATTTTGAAGTTTTAACTTAAACATAAAAAAGATAAAAATGCGTTTATCATCTTAACTAATAAAATTAGGAATAATATATGGAAAAATATATTATTCATTCCGGCATAATCGCTTTTGTTTATTTATTGATGAAATTTGTTGAAATGCGAATTGTGGTTAAGGAAACCAAAGAAATGAAAGACTTAATTCGGGATACAGTTATTGTCTATTTAAGTTCAATGATTGGTCTCTACATTATTAATGAATTTATGCCAAGTAACTCAGTAACAAAAACGGTGACGAATGTGTTTACGGATGCACCAGGGTTTTAATAAAGGGTTTTAATAGTAATATATGAAGATTGCAAAAAATTGAAAACTTTTTCATATATTATTTCTATACTATTCAACGTATTCAAGCATCTAACGAAATGGCGACTAACACCAACAAACGTATTAACCAAGGCTTATCTTTAATGATTCCGCGCGTCTTTCCGCAGTGGATTGACGAGACAACCATCATTCGGATTTTTGATAAACAGCAGATTGGGCGTATCGGGAAGGTAAGTATTGTACGTAAGCCCGATGAACCCGGTTACCGAAACTACCCGATTTATAAAGCCTATCTGCATTTCAGCGTGTGGTATGAAAATGAGATTGCCTATAATTTCCAGCAACGCATTTACGGACCTAAGAAACAGGCACGTGTTGTGTATGACGATCCTTGGTTTTGGGTTGTGTTTGAAAATACAAATCCGCACCTAAGTTTAACCGACCAACGCATCCTCCGGATGGACGCCCGTATGTATCATACCGAATGCCGTATTAACCAGTTAGAGGAGCAGCAGCAGCAAATGACAGATGCCGAAATGCCAGATGTAGAAATGCCAGACGCCGAAATGCCAGACGCCGAAATGCCAGACGCCGAAATGCCAGATGCCGAAATGCCAAAATTAGGCGAAGTGGTTACTCCAACCGAACTAATCACACGTATGACATCCTTATTAACAATTGACGAAAACCCCTTCAGACTAACAGAAGCGTTTGCAATGCGGACACTTGGCGACGAACTGGAACTGACCGAAACCGCGTTGCGGGTGGCCGATATGGTTTTGTGGGATGAATAAAAATGTAAAAAATGTAAAAAAATGTAAAAAAATGTAAAAAATGTGTAAAAAAAATAAAAAAGTCGGTAGTTAGAGACTTTTTTATTTTTTATAAATCATAACACATAGGACGGAATAATATCAATATCCATTAATTTCATCCCGGCGGTAATTTCTTTTTTCGAAATAATAAATTTATCAAAATAGGCATTTGATAATACATTTACGGGCACGTGTTTATTAACCGTGCGGGCAATCATTTTATATAATTTAAAATCCGGGTAGCGTTCCTCACCATTTTTTTTATACAATATATTGCGGCCCTTGTCGTCTTTTATCCAATCTAAGATAATCTCTTTTATTTTACTTTTCGGTTCATCTACCAAATAGTCGTATAAAGCACAGCCTAACCGACATAAATCAAAACTATAATTCGGTTCTAAGCGTGGTTTCTTATCATTGAAATAAGGTTCACAGTTATATTGGGTTGCAGCATCCCCGTCGGGATGATAACTATCACTACACAATAATTGTCCACGAAATTTATAGATGGCTCTACCAAAATCAATGATTTTAAATAATTTGCCATAAGTTGGCACTTTATAGTAAATGTGATTTAGTTTGTAATATAAGAATTTTTGGGTTGTTTCCATATACATCACGTTGTTGGTATGAAGGTCATTATGGGTTAGATGAAATGCATTTTGAAACGTGATAAGACTGAATAAAATCTGTAAAACAATAGAATCCCAATGTATATCCGATATACTATTTTCATTCATAAGTTCATCTAACGTATTTTCACAATGTTCTAGCGCGATGACTTGTACTGGAAACTTTTTAATTTTGGCAATAATATCTGCTTCATCGCTTTCATTTGAGTCTGAATCAATATCCTCATAATCCTCATCATTACTTTCTCCTGACTCTTCTGCCTCGGCCGGTGTGTCTGTTTCTGTCTCTGCCTCTACTTCGTCTGCGTCTACTTCGTCTGCCTCTATATCATCTGCGTCTGCATCCGCCGTACTATTAGAAGAACGTGATGAACACGAAGAATTATGTGAACTACATACACTTCCCATTTTAATATCATTTTCTAATGAAACTAATTCAGGCAGGCACTCAGCCTCTATGACCTCAATCGGATTTGCTTCATTTAAATCCGTTGTTATATCAGATAAATCTAATATAGTTGCTTCTTCAATAATATTCAGTTTTTTTTTATAGTTACGTGTGTCATTCGTTATATCATTTATATTCATATCTTCCAATTCATATAAAATTTTATCATTTTTGCGAAAAAAATTAGATTCTTCCAAATATTCCAAATCATCCGTGATGTTATAACGAAAATCTTGTTTAATCGCTAAAAAAGAACCGTAAAAATCTAAGCCATGTATAAATTCGTGATCGTGTAATAATTTACTGGATAAATAAGTAAAAAAACTGTCTACATAAGCTGCATTATTGTAGTCATTCACTTTAGGAAAACAAAGGGATTTATCAAATGACGGTAAATTAAACAAATTTTGGTCAGTTATATCATACTTTCCTAAGAGATATTTAGAAGGATCTAATAAAGGGCTAAATTTAAAGTAAGTCTTGCGTGTTTCTTTTGTTCCATCATTTTTCACTACACATTTAAAAATGTTATTTGTTTCTTTACCGGTAATAGAATGCAATTGCCATTTATTGTTTAAAGTAATACCATTGTAATTATTTTGGGTGAGAGAGAAGAAACAATCATACAAGGGGATATAATTTTGAGGAGTCAGAATACCATTATCGGGATTTTCTTCTAAACTTTTGAACAATTTATGATTGTCAGATTTTTTATAACTAAGGTTCATTATTAGTTGTAATATATTATAAAATATAAGATTTAAACTAAATATTGTCGTATATATTTTTATGTGCGGTTTTGGTTCTTCTTTATTTTCTTAAAGCATATACAAATGACACTAGAATTAAAGCGTTTTGATATGCGACATATTAGTTTCAAACCCGATGAAAATAAAGGACCCGTGGTCGTTTTAATTGGACGGCGTGATACAGGTAAGAGTTATTTAGTGCGCGATTTATTATTTTATCATCAGGATATACCCATCGGCACCGTTATTTCGGGTACAGAAGCAGGTAACGGGTTTTACAGTGCCCACGTGCCGAAACTCTTTATTCACGAAGAATACAATACTTCCATTATTGAAAATATTCTCAAACGCCAAAAGACGGTTTTAAAACAAGTCAAAAAAGAAATGGAGCAATTTCGGCGGTCTAATATTGATCCCCGAGCTTTTGTCATCTTAGACGATTGTTTATATGATGCCACGTGGACAAGAGATAAAATGATGCGCCTTCTATTCATGAACGGTCGTCACTGGAAAGTCTTTTTAATCATTACGATGCAATATCCGTTAGGTATACCGCCAACTTTAAGAACAAATATAGATTATGTT